GAGCAGTTCAAGCGTAGGACCGGCAACTGCGTTCATTCCAGAACGCGGGAGTGGCGCGGCGACGGTGAAGGGTCCAAATTTGGACCCTGGTCAACTAGTCCTACATATATGTCTACCTGTACAGGTAGCATTTTGTATCACTATGTTGTCCTTGAGAGAGTCTCCTCTACACAGAGGGACCTCTTTCCAGCTGTGACCATTAACGGTTTCGACTGGAAATCAGCGTCGTTTCACGCTCTCAGTTCGATGCGGCCGTCCATCGATGATGGACTGCTGTTTCCGAACTTTGTAGCAGAGCTTGCAGAAACGGGGTTGCTCGCTGGCCGCAAGGCCCGTGAAGCGATCGAAAAAGCAGAACGTCAGCGATTGAGAGAGTTGCAAAAGCTCGAAAGAGCTAAGCGTCTCTCTCCTAGAGGTTGGTGGAGGTTTAAAACTCTCCAGCAGTCTCTCGCTGCCGCGTCAGACGTTTGGAAACGTACTGTCGGCTTCTTCGGGAAGGCTCTTAAGCGAGTTGCATGGGCTAATTTAGCCTATCAATTTGCTGTCCAACCCACTGTTTCTGATGCGAAGAAGATAGTTGCCTTAATTGACAACTATCGTTCTATCGTTTCCAAGCTGATATCGGAGGCTAAGAAGAGACAGATACGCCATTACAAGCGTCCTGTCGATAATCTCCTTACTCTCCCTGCAACGATGGGCCCTACAAACTTGAGCCTTTGTTTTGGCTCGAGTAATACGGCGACAAGGAAATCCGAGTGGTTAACTCGGCCTACTTATCGCGCTAGTATGTTGTTCACATACGATGCGACTGCGCTGCAAGGTCTGCTTGGCAAACTCGATGGTCTCATTCACGCCTTTGGCGTGAATCGGGTCGCTTCCATTATTTGGGAAGCTATACCGTTCTCCTTTGTCGTTGACTGGTTCGTCAACGTAGGAGATGTGATCAGGAGTTATGAGGATATGTTATTAGATCCTCTTCCCATAGTTATCCACGACTTCAGCCATTCGCTGAAGTACGGGTA